CAAATCAGAACCTATGAGTTGGCCAGCGAATCTACCGGAGATGATACTCAAGTTATTGCAGGAGAGTACAGAGAGAACTATAAGGTAGAGACAGGTACCGCTTCTTGGGAACTTTCAGAAACAAGCTCACCTCTAAGTAATGGAGAGATGCTAACTTATATACCTATCTACCCTCTCAATGGTTCAGTCCAACCTTCAGAACCCTTACTGATGCCCCTAATCAACAGAGAGATTGCTCTGTACAACAAGATTAGCCGTCGTAATCACCTTATGTATGGTGCAGCTACCTACACTCCTGTAGTGGCTTCTGATATGACTGATGAAGAATTTGAAGACCTTACTCAAGCAGGCCTAGGCTCTTGGCTTAAGGTGAAAGATGGAGAGAAGATTGATGTACTTGATACACCAACAGATGCTCTTAAAGATATGGACCGTGCTATCGAATCGGCTACAGTCGAGATGGGACGTATGGGTATCCGAATGCTTACCCCTGATGTGCGTGATCAGTCAGGCGTAGCACTTGAGATACGTAATGCGGGCCAGACAGCACAGCTAGGTACCCTTAACGTTAAGATTTCTAATGTTATGACTCGAATCATAACCACCATGCTTAACTGGCGTTATGGTACAGATTACCAGTCAACTGAAATAGACTTCCAATTGTCTGCTGACTTTAACCCTGCGCCTCTTGGTGCTGACTGGTTACGTTTAATTACCGAGTGGTATGATAACGGTATGATCCCTCGCTCCGTATGGATCGGTATTATGCAAGCAAATGACATCATCCCTCCGGAGTATGATGATGAAACCGCTAAGTCTGAAATTATGGATGACGAGCTTATTACTGGTCCTCCTGTAGAAGTTGAAGACTTAGATCTTGAAGCTATCTCAGCTAAAACACAAAATGAAGGAGAAGAATCTAATGATGTATAAAGGAAAGAAAGTTCGAATCACAGCTAAGGGTGCGAAGACCGTCAACATTATTGATGAAGACGGAAAGGTCACTACTGGCGTACCTGCTTCAGAAGTTACTGAAGCGTCATTCGCACCGAAAGAAGTAGACACACCTAAGCCTGTAGTTAAGGCGAACGAAGCTAAGAAACCTTACTTCACTAAAAAGAAGGACTAAACTATGGCCGACAATATCAACACCGAGATCTATGATCGGGTTATTGATAATGCAGCTATGTCTAGGTTATTTGAGAACGAAGTCAATATAGAGGCTAATCGAATTGTTAGAAGACATAAAGACCGCTTGGGGAAAGTTCTCTTTAAGAAGGATTTTCATAATGCGCGCAGCAAGAAAGCAGCTTTTGTCGAAGTCAAATCCGAAGTAGGCAGGTTCAATAAGGAGCTTGCCGTTTCTTTGGACGGTCACATGAAAGATTTTGGCTCTTCACAGCTGGACTTTCAAACTAACAACTTAGATAAATCTCTTGGCGAAGTTTTTAAGGTAAGACGCCCTCGCTCCAACACAGCATTAGATAAGCTAGTTGGTGTAAACATAGGGGGCGACTTAACCCTTTCTCAGCAAGTAGGCAACATCTCTAAGAATGAGCTTAGGCGCATATCCGGTGTCATCAATAACGGAGTAGCCAAAGGTCTCACTAACAAAGAGATGGTAGAGAAGATAACTAGAACAACTAAGCTAACCCAATCACAAGCTAATGCTTTGGTCAGAACCAGCATAACCAGAGCCTCCTCCATGGCACAAGTAAAGTCTATGGATTCCAACAAAGAGTTAATTAAAGGCTACAAGTTCGTAGCTGTCCTTGACTCTAGAACTTCAGACATCTGCTCTCGTACAGATGGAACTGAGTTTGCAATAGACGATACCCGATATCTACCTCCACTTCATTGGCGTTGTAGATCAACTATCGTACCTATAACTAAGTCTTACAGTGAGTTAATGGCCACAAAGAGCGACCGTGTAAAGAAGAAGGTCCTCCAAGCGCTACCGGAAAGGGAACTCAAAAAGCTAGATGGACGTAGCCCTAAGAAAGAAGGCTACAGTGCATGGCTTAGAAGACAATCACAAGAAGTTAAAATGCGTCATTTTGGTGGCGACTCGGAAAGGTTAAGAATGTTTGAAGGTGGCTCTCTTGAGCTTAAGCAATTCTTCTCTAAGCTGGGTAACAAAGTCAACATACAAACCTTGCGTAGGCTAGATAACCTAGCTACAAGTAGGTTCAGAACTAAGAAGAAAGTTATGGATGCAGACTCGGCATCCGTTTACTCTCGCAAAGCCTCCGAGCTAAGGCGAAAGAAGGATCAGCAACAAGCCCTTAAAGACCTCTATGTCCTAGACGCTAACCGAAGAAACTCTCAGTTAGGTCTCACGGATTACAAAGGTACCTCTTTAAAGGGTAAAGGTGACTCTCGTAACAGATCAGAGAATGTGTTTGATACCCGTACTCAGGTTATTGACCCTCTGACAGGTGAGTCAAAGAATACTCTGTTGTATGACCCTGACTTTAACGTATACCAAGAAAGAATAGACTTCATGAAGTCAAGTAAGATACTCAGGCAAGACGACAAAGAGTTCATTGAGAACTTTGTTAACTCTCTTGATGATACTATGTCTGTTAACCAGCAGTCAGCAGTGCTTGAGAATCTTCGTGTTGTTGTAGAACGACAAATTAGAGATGGTAAACCTTGGGAGAATCTTGAGGCAGTAGTTAGAGGAGAGATGAAGAACTCTGTAGTCAACGTATCTAGGATACTTGATAGGCGTTCAAGAAGTCGCTCTAAGAACTTTAACGCTTTCTTCTCAGGAGACCCTGAAGCTAAGATGAGCTTGTCAGGTAAATCGGTATCTTTTGATGAGATTTCTGCTAACCTAGCTAAGAACCAAAAGTACATCGACAACTGGAAAGACACTACTGGTCGCTCTTTAGCAAGAGAGGCTTACTTCAAAGGTAGATCGCCTCTGCGTACTTATTTCTTTCCTCCTGTAAACTTTAGCTTAGTACCTGACATCAAGCCGCGAAAGTGGTTAGAGGGTCAGATAAAGAAGCTACCCGGAGGCAGCAGAATAGTCAGCTCACTTAAAGGAGAGCCTACTGAAAGGCTTACAGATGTTTTGGCTTCTAAGGTAAAAGGGCTTCACCCTAAGGCTATTATTGAGAAACAATTGGAAGGCTTAAGTATTAACCGAGCCTACCACAAGAGGTTAAGAACCACTATAGACCAGAATACCAATGACACTGCTATCTCTGCTCTCGCAGATGCTATGGAGAGTATCGCTGTAGGTCAAACTACAGACTACGATAGCCTCGCTATACAGATAGGTAAACAGTTCATAGGTGAGAAAGGTGCTTTAAAGAACGGTAAGGTAGGTAAATACCCTTTTGCCCTACCCTTTAAAGACTTACCTACGACCAAGCAGTACCACAAGGTTGGTTCTAAGCTGTTACACGATTTAGAGAAACAAGGTAGGATAAAGCTAGGTCACCGAGGCGTTACCCGAAGAGCCGTTTTGGATCTTGAGACAGGTAGACCCGGAGGTCCTTGGAAAGATACCCTCAGTCGTGAGGTAACCATCTTAGACAAGGATATGCTCGCTCTACAAGAAGCTAATCGACAACTGTACGTTGGCCGACGAATAGGTTTTGTAAATTCAGCAGACGAATTAGTTGCCAAGCCCGGACATGGCCATTACAGGACAAGCAAAGGCGAGGTAACCAAGAATAGCATTATCACCCGTAGGGCTTCAGCTAACTACGATAAAGTACAGATAGACCGTGACATTGCTGATGAGATCAACCATGCTAATAGTTTTGAGTGGGAAGTAGATCAAGACTTCAGTTCATTCATGTTAGACATGGCAAGGTTTCGAGATCCACGAGGACAAGTAGCTAAGTATGATGAGCTTAACGGTTTCAGACAAATTGTTCTGGATCGGGGCGAGCAAGGCTTAGGACTCATGGAGACAGTTAAATGGCACGCTAGCCGAGGAAAGACATTTAAGAACTCTCACCAGATAGATGGGAGAGGACGTATTTATGCGAACGGATACTTGACACCTACAGGTGGTGAGTTTGTAAGA